CAATATTTTATCAATTCAGAAATCAAACGGTTCCTTAATTTTTAAAGGTATTGCGGCAGAAGTTTCTACAGAAAATATTTTTTATTGCGAAGAAAGCAAGTCAGTATTCATCTCACAAGATGCATCTTATGATTCCCCTGTTACTGGTAAGCCAGCAGCACTAATTGGGTGGGTAGAGTCTAATGATGTTAATAAATCAAAGGAGATAGATAAGATTCTTGATTCATTTTTGAAGTCAAGATTACCGTTGCCTGAAAGACAAACAATTGCAAAACAGGCAAACGTAGAAGGAGGTAGTGAAGTGTCAGAAAACACAGAAACAGTAGTAGTTGAAGAAACTGCTCCAGTAGAAACACCAGTTGTTGCTGAGGAAGCACCAGCTGTTGAAGTAGCTGCAGAAGATGCAGTTGCAGACGCTTCTGCCGAAACTCTAGAAAAAGCAGCCGACGTATCAGAAGTTGAGGTTGATGAACCTGATTTTGCAAAGATGCTTGGTGATTTAAAGGGCTTTTTCTCAGAGACTCTAAATAAAGCTTCTGAGGCAAATGCAGCACAGGTTTCAACTATTAAAGAAACAGTAGAAACTTTCAGCAAGAGCGTCGATAGCAGAATTTCAGAATTGGCAGAACAACATGCCGTATTAAGTAAGGCTGTTGAAGATATCAAGGGCACAATTGATGGCGTAGAAAAGCGTGTCGATGCAGTAGAATCAGAAACTGCAATTAAGAAGTCCTCTGACCTTGGCGGGTCACAGGAAGTAACAATCAAAAAATCTAAATGGAACGGTTCTTTCCTCGGTTCCGTGAACGAATTATTTAACTAAAAAGGGTAGGTGAAACAAACAATGAGCAATGAATTATTAGAAAAGACAATTGCAGCAGGTACAACTGCTACAGGTACTTTTGCATCCACTACAGGTGGAACAGGAGTGCACCGTGCATCCGAAAACGGAAACGGTGGTCTATTAAACGCAGAACAATCAGCTCGCTTTTTAGACTATATGTTCGACGCAACCGTAATTGGTAAAGTCGCCCGTACAGTCCGCATGAGAGCAGATACTACAGAAATTGATCGTATGTCAGTTGGAGAGAAGCTTATGAAGCTTGCAACTGAAGGAGACGACACAGCAGCAAATAGTGCTGTTACTTTCTCAAAGATCTCTTTGACAACAAAGAAACTTCGCTTGGATTGGGAGCTTTCAACAGAGTCTCTAGAAGACAACATTGAAGGTGCTGATCTAGAAGATCACATCGCCCGCTTGATGGCAACACAAGCAGGTAATGATATTGAAGATGTAGTCCTTAACGGAAATGCATCTTTAACTTCAGATGCACTATACAAGTCATTTGACGGTATTGTTAAGAAGGCAAAGGCCAGCGGTCACGTTGTTGACGCAGGTGGAGCTGCAGTAAGTCGTGCTGTATTTAACAGCGCTCTTAAGGCTCTTCCACGTAAGTACAAGCAACGCCGTGCAGATCTTCGCTTCCTAGCAGGATCAAACTTGATTCAAGATTTCCTATATGCTAACAGCATTGGAACAAACAATACAATCCCACAAGATATTGCTTCAAGCATTATCCGTGGACAAGAGGTACAACCACTAGGTGGACCTGCAGGATATGTGGCACCATTCGCATTCGGTATTCCGATTGTTGAAGTTCCACTTCTTCCAGAGGCACAAGATGGAGATTACACAGGAGAGTCTGGCAACCACGGAGACATCCACTTGACATTCCCAAATAACGTAGTTATTGGTATCAAGCGTGACGTAACTGTTTACCGCTTCTTCTGGCCACGTAAGGACTCTATCGAGTACACAATGTATACTCGTGTTGGCGTTCAAATCGAGCAAGCAGATGCTTGGGTCGTTGTTAAGAACGTAAAAGTAGCTTCATAATAGGATTAAATCCGCAAGAAAGGCCCCCAATTAATTTTGGGGGCTTTTCATTTTAATTTAGTAATGCTATAATTAAATAACCTAGATTAAGGAGATTACTGTGTCATTTGAGACATTAAAAATATCTGAACTTAGAAAGATCGCTGAAGATTTCGGCGTAGATACAGAAGAGTTAAAGAGTAAAAACGATATTGTTGCATCCCTAGCAGACGAAGGCGTTACTTGGGCGGTATATCAAAAAACAATTAAAGATGTAGAGGATGCCAAGGAAGATATTTCTTATGAAGTTCTACCTAAATTTGATCCAAAAGCGGAGCAGCCAGAAAATACTGTTTTAGTTAGAATGACAAGAGCTAACTTTAGATATGATATTATGGGATTCACCTTTACCAAGGATCACCCATTTGTTGCAATGGATAAAGAAAAAGCACAAGAAATTTTTGACAAGGAGGAAGGTTTTAGATTAGCTAACCCAAAGGAAGTTCAAGAATTCTATAGCTAAATTAAACTTTAAAAAATGGAAATATTGTTAGGTACCAATTCGCCAGTAAAACATAAAATTTTTTGGCAAGGGGAAATTAGAGACGCAGATAGCAACCCAGTAGTAAAGCTATTTGACATAACTGAAGACCCAGCAGTAAATCCAGCAATTAACCCAATCACAATATTAGAAACATTAAACTCTGTTAAACTAGAAAACGACACAGGAACTTATGTAGTGTATATTCCATTTGAGTATACAAATAGACATCGAGAGTTAAAGTTGTCCTGGATATATAGTGTAGATGGAGTAACAGTATTTAAAGACCATAAACTAGAAGTTGTAACCCCATATACAGATATTGCACAGTCCATGGACGTTCTTGGAGTTGGAACAGATCCATCTGACCCAAACTATAAAACATATGATCAGTTACTAGAAGCTGAAAGGTATGCCAGAAAAGAAATTGAAGCTTATACTGGACAAAAATTTTCAACCTACGATAACGTTTATGTTACAAACGGATATGGTTCAGATACCCTTCCGTTACCAGAAAAAATAACAGATCTTCATGAGCTTTATGCAAATGATATATTATTGTTAGACAACATTAATGAAATTAATAATTGGAATTATACTGTTGAAATATCTACTACTGGATACGGAATAAGAGTTAATCGTGCAAACTCTTTAGATAATACGGTATATACTGCAAATGGAATGGTTCCCCCATCAATTCATGATTCAAATGGAATTTTTCAGGATAATGTTAGCTATAAAGTTCAAGGAAGATTTGGTTGGAATGAAGTTCCAGACGAAGTAGAATTGGCATGCATCGAACTAATGAAAGATTATTTTTCTAAAGATAAAATATGGAGAAATAAGTATATAAAGAATATATCAACGTTTGACTGGGATTTTGAATATACATCAGAGGCATATGCTGGGACTGGCAATGCTTATGCAGACAGACTTTTATCAGACTATGTGATGGTGAGCAAGGTTCAGGTAATATAATGAACGACCTTATAGACTCCGTCCTGTCTATGAAAATGGATGTGTATAGACAGTCTGATGCACAAAATCCAGATACTGGGGCAATTATAAAAGAGTGGAATTATTATAAAACTTTAGACTGCCACGCCAAAGGAGTAGTCAGCAATTCAGCCACTACTAGATCAAGCGACAAACAGGTTTTTGACAACAGGTATTTAAACGATCAAATAATTCAAATTAGAACATCTGAAAGACTTATTCTTAGAGAAAAAATTACTAACGTTAGGGATAACGAAGGTAATGTTATATGGGCAGAGATTAACTTCCCAACAGAAACCCCAACAGTTTTTGAAGTAATAGGAACTACGCCAATAACAGATCCATTTGGAAGAGTGATTGGATATAACTCATCCATGAAGAGATCGGAGAATCAACAAATTGGACTCTAGTAGATTACTCGTACAGGCAGCAAGCAGCCTAGAAAGATTAATGGTTGGAAGCTCAAAAGATGCCTCAATTAAAGATAGCAATGTAGCGCAAATATCTGCAGCAATATACTATCAGGCTAACGTCATTGCTAAGTTAACAGAAAGCAAGCAGTTTAAAGATAAATTTAAGTCCGTTATATTTGCACAAATTTTAAAAGACTTTGGAAATTATGTAGACGCACAGGCTAGAGTAAAGCCTAAATCCCTTCATCATATGTATGAGTGGAAAAAGGCTGGAGACGAAAAGGCAAGACTATTTAATCTAAGAATGATGGATGGAGAAGGAGTTTCATTTAAAATATCTTATGAGTATAAATTATCTAAATCGTTTGTCCCAGGCCCACAAGGAAGAAGAAGACACGTATTTACAAATAAAGCATCTGTGATGGAGGCTGGAATGCCTCTAATAATTGCTCCACGCCATTCTGAGAGGCTTGTATTCGATTCTAATGGTCAGACTATCTTTATGCCCAAAGGGGCCTCAGTGGTCGTTAAAAGGCCTGGAGGAAACGGTGTAAAAAATCAGTTTACTTTAAAATATAGCATATTCTTTAGGAGCCAGTTAGTTAATCAATCTATTAAGGCTTCGGGATTCCAAAGACTATTTAATTCATCATTGACAAAAGCAATGAAACTTCCAGCATCAATTAAAAAGGTTCAATATTCATTTTCAGCAAATACAATTAGATCTATGGCGGACTCAGCAGTTGCCCAATCCTTCGGAGGTGCAATGATATGACACCAGACTATAAACTAGATGCTATGTTTGAGCTAAGAAAATTCCTATGGAGTAAATTTTTATCTGCTGGAATATTTGATAACGAGGAATACTATAGTGATAATTTAGCAGAAACAATTGTTCCAATAATTCCAGTACAGCAGGCACCAGAAATGAACCAGTTTTTGAGCGGAAAGAAACATATAGTTTATGACAAGATAGGAACTTCTTACGAGGATAACTGGATGGTATGCTGCGAGCAGATTTTATTTACTATATACTCAACAGACTTTTCAGAAATTAATGAGATTAGAAACTTTATGATGGACGAGTTTAGAAGAATGGATGATTCTGCTAGAGACGTAAATAGGTATTCTGGACTATCTGATAAATTTAAATTTTATAGTATATTCATAGCAGACATATCTCCAACAGAGCCCTCTCAAGAACTACAGGGATTTTTGTCTACAGACGTCATTTTGGAAGTAAAATATTCACGAATGGTAGACCCAGTAGGGCGATTTTTATAATTTGCCTTATAGCCTATTATGGCCTAAAATTGGACTAGAGGAAAGAGCCTAGCCAGCAAACAAAATTTTTAGAAACCACAGGAGGTGGAAATAAATATGGCAATTCAAAATACAGGTAATGCCCGCAATATTCTTGTAGGAGCATCACCACTATTCTTAACAGTTGAGGATTCAACAGTTGATGGATACATTGAAGACATGGAAGCAGGATCTGCTAACGCAGGAACGCTTTCACGTAATACAAAGGTACCAGCGTTTATCTCATCAGAGTCTTATACAACTACATTAAATGCAGTTGATTTAACACCTGGAGTAAATGGAGCAGCTTATCGTAACGTAGGTTACACAAATAACGGTCTTCAAATTACTTACAATCCAACATATGATTCAGTAACAGTAGATCAGTTGTTAGATACAGCAAAGCTTTTCAAGTCTGCGATGGAAGTTATGATCGCAACAGAAATGTCTGAAGGAACACTAGAAAACGTTCTAGTTGTATTCGGACAGAAAGCTGACACATTAAATGCAGGAGTTCTAGGACTAGAGGCAGGTGCACTTGGTGCAGCCCCTACAGAGCGTCAATTAATTGCAGTTGGACAAGCTCCAACCACAGCAGCTAATTCAAACACAGAGCGTGTATATTATGCACGTCGTGTTCTATCCGTTCAGCAATCACAGTTCTCTCTATCACGCAGCACACCAACAACATTCCCAGTAACTTTCCGTCTGTTGCCATCAGGTAGCTCAAGCTACGTTGGCTCAGAATACGGTAAGATTATTGACCGTGTAATCGCATAATAATTTAATTAAATTATTAACGGAAGCCCTCAGAAATGAGGGCTTTCTGCTTGTATTAGTAAATCAAGTTTAGTATAATGATTAGGACTATCCAAGGAGGATATAAATTGGCTACAACCGTATACGACGTAGAAGAAATCACCTTACAGAATGGTGACAAAGTTAGACTGAAGCCCTTAACAATTAAGGCGCTAAGAAAATTTATGGCGGCTATCGCAAAGACAGCAGAATCCAAAACAGAAGATGAAACACTAACAATTCTAATTGATGCATGTGCCGTTGCTATAGAACTACAACTACCAGAGCTAGCAAATAACAGAGAAGCATTAGAGTCAGCATTAGACATGCCGACGATTAATCGCATCCTTGAAGTTTGCGGAGGAATTAAACTAGACGACCCAAACCTGGGAGCGGCAGCAGTTCTTCCTGGTCAGAACTCGATCTAGCCGCTCTCGAAGGAGAAGTTTTTCTTTTAGGTAATTGGAAAAATTACGAAGAACTAGAAGAAAATATTTCTATGCCAGAGCTTATACAGACTTTTAAATCTATGCAAAAAACTGAAGAAGAGAAAAGAAAATTTCTAGCATCTCTTCAGGGCATAAATTTAAATGAAGAAATAAAAGAAGAAGGTCCTTCCTTCGAAGATGTACGAAAGAGAGCACTTGGAATAGAGACATCAGCAGATGATGTTGTTTCTTTACAAGGTCCTTATGCAGCGGAAGCTGGTTTCGGAATCGGAGCAGGTTTAGGATACTCTAAGGAGTAATATAGTTAAATGGCCGACGAACAAATAGTCACCAATATAGTCGCAACCTCCGACTTTTCAAATCTTATTACAGATCTTAATAAGGTTTCTTCGGCATTAACAAAATTACAAGATAAGCTTCAGGCAACAAATAAAACATTAGCTGCACAGGTTGCAGTAATGAACAGGTCATTCGCAGACACCATAAGAAGTACTGGTCAATTCTCTACACACTTTGTTAGCTTAACATCTGATGTAGACAAGTTTGGACAGCAATTAGACAGAGGCCAGATGAAACTTGGCCAGTTCTTCAGGGTATATGCTCAGCATGCTAAATCAAACGGCGGGTTAATTAGAGACCTAGCAAAACAACAAGTACAATTACAGAACTCAGTATTGCAACCACTAGGCAAAAATGCTGAAGGGCTAATGCAATACAATGTTCATATTCCAAGAGGAATTGATGTAATAAAGAATAAGACAGCAATTGCAAGACAAGAACTTCAGATTATGAATAAGGTTGTTCAAGAGGGTGCAGGACAACTAATTAACTGGGGTAAAAATACACAGTGGGCAGGACGCCAGTTAACAGTAGGTCTTACTGTTCCAATGGCGGCATTTGGTAAGGCATCAGC